CCGAATACCCCTAGCTTCTACGGAAGCCGCAAGTTTAACAGCTTAGAAAAAGCTAAACACTATTTAAGACAATGGCAAAGAAAGTAATGAACCCCGAAGATAGAGAGCTGCGTAACATAGCTTTAGCGATTGGCGCTGGCTTATTAGGCTTTCCAGTATTAACTCTAGTATTTAAGCTTTTCGCTTTTGTGCAGTTTATAGCTTTTGGTTATGTTAGCTAATGACGTAGAGTACTACTGCCAAAGCTGCGGAACGTATACCGCAAGCTTAAGTAATATAACGGCGCTGCAAATTTGCGAGCCTTGCGCCGCAGGCTCCGACTTAGAACAAGAAGATACTATTTTATTTATATGAGGATTATTTTAGTAGAGCATAAGAGCTCTAGAAGGGTAGAAGGTTATAGAACACTTACGAAAGCTTGTAAGGCCTTAGACATCAATTACAGTACTATTACGAAGATTATAAACGGCAACTGTAACTACTACGAGAACGAACGTATAAAGCTTACGCGTCTTCCTATACAATAAAAAAGCTAACTAAGCAAGGAAATAAAAAACTTTTTTGTATATTTGCCTAAAGTATATACTCTAGGCTTTGGCAGAAAATAATAATAGCGGGCTATTTGCTCGCCTTTTTAGAAGCTCCCCGGAAAACCCCAGTACGAGTTTAAGTAACCCGGCTGCGTGGCTTACGGGGCTTTTCGGTACTAGTAAAACGGGAGTACAAGTAAGCGAAGATAACGCGCTTACTTTTAGCGCTGTTTATGCAGCCGTAAGGATCATTAGCGAAACTATAGCTAGTATACCTCTAAACGTCTACCAAGCGGACGGGGAAACCCGCGTAAAAGCTGTAGGCCATCCAGTACAAGACCTTTTAGCGAAAGCACCTAATAGCGTAAGCTCTACCTTCACTTTCCGCGAGGCTATGGCCTCTAACTTAGTGTTACACGGTAACGCCTACGCTAAAATAGAGATGAACGCAGCAGGACGCCCTACGGCGCTTATACCTTTGAACCCTATGAAGGTCGAGGTAAAAGTAATAGACGGCGAAAAGGTCTACGTATTCGACGAAAAGCACACGTACCTAGATTACGAAATGCTCCACTTTGTAGGGCTAAGCTTTAACGGCTTAGTAGGTAAGAGCCCGCTTTCAATGGCACGCGAAGCCGTAGCTATTGGGCTAGCGGCCCAAGAGTACGGCGCGCGTTTCTATTCTAACGGTGCGAACGCTGGCGGAGTTATTACAGCTCCTGGCCGATTAAATACCGAAGTAGTAAAGAGATTACGCGAAAGCTGGAACCGTGCCCAATCGGGCCTAGGCTCTAGCCATTCTACCGCCATTTTAGAGGAGGGTATGAAGTACGAGAAAATAGGACTAGATCCGGAGGCGGCCCAGTTCTTACAGTCTCGTAAATTCCAAGTAAACGAAATAGCTAGAATTTTTAGAATACCGCCGAGTTACTTAGCAGACCTAGAGAATAGCTCTACGCGTGCTAATACGGAACAGCAGGCTATACAGTTCGTTAGGGACTGTATAACGCCTTACGTTCGCCGTATGGAGGTAGAGCTAAACCGTAAGCTATTTAGAGAAGACGAGCCTAACCTTTACGCTTACTTCACTATGGAGGGGCTAATGAGAGGAGATCAAAAGGCTAGATATGAAGCTTACGCTGTCGCGCGGAATTGGGGCTGGCTGTCGGTTAATGATATTAGAGACCTAGAGAACCTTAACCCGGTAGAGGGTGGAGACATTTATTTGCAGCCTCTTAATATGCAGAGAGCAGGCGAAGACGACACTAACGTAGATGCGGACTAATGAGCTTTACCGACTACCCACAAGCTGCAACCGATAACGCTAAGAGAGCGTTAAAGATCCGCGAGGAAGAAGGCACCGACTGCGGTACTCCGGTAGGCTGGGAAAGCGCCCGTATAATAGCCAATAAAGAAGCTATAACGGAGCAGCGCTTACCGCGTGTTTACAGCTTCCTAAGTAGAGCTAAGACCTACGACCAGGGCAGCTTTAAAGATGAGGACGGTAAGCAGATCTGCGGAAGTATAATGTACGCAGCCTGGGGCGGTGATGAGATGCACCGCTGGGCGGAGAGAACCTTAGAGAATATGGAAGAAGAAAAAAGCCTGCGCCACATTAAGAGCGTAGAAGAAACAGCTACCGAGATAATTATAACCTACGGCAAAGCTGAACCAATGGAAGAGGCCGGCTACGATAAAGAAGAAGAACGCGCGGAAGCAGGAGAGTTAAGCGTAGGGGACTTCGTAAGCTGGGACAGCTCCGGCGGTAGAAGCCAAGGCGTAGTAAGAGAGATTACAACGGACGGCCAAATAGAAGCAGACAGCGGCTTTAAGGTAAACGGCACGGCAGAAGATCCAGCGGCGCTTATTAGCATCTATGAATACGATAGCGAAGAAAGCGCTTTTGTAGAGCGTAAGCCGCCTTTAAGAGTAGCGCACCTATTCAGCACCTTAACTAAGGTAGACGGCGCAGAGGTACGCAGCCTTAACGAAGTAGTAGAGCAGAGAGCTTACGACGGCGAGCTTAAAGCAGCTGTAGAAGGCCGCACGGTAGAAGGTTACGCTAGCGTCTTTAATTCAATGAGCGAGGACTTAGGCGGCTTTCGTGAGATCATCTTACCGGGAGCTTTTAGTAACGTGCTAGATAACGACGTAAGAGCGTTATATAACCACGATAGCAACTACTTACTAGCGCGTACTACTTCGGGAACCCTAGAGCTTAAGGAGGACGACAAAGGCCTTTACTACCGCTTTGAGATGCCTAACACAAGCTACGGAAACGATATGCTAGAGCTCTTTAGACGTGGCGACTTAAGCCAGTCTAGCTTCGGCTTTACAGTAGAAAAGGATAGCTGGCGAATGGAAGAAGGCCAGCACGTAAGATATATAGAGAGGGTAGGCTCTCTATTTGACGTAAGCCCGGTAGTTTACCCGGCCTACGCGTCAGCCTCTAGCGGACTACGCAGCGCCGAGCCCAAGGGTGAAAGCGAAGCGGAGGAAGCAAGAGAGACCCCTACCGAGGAATTAAATTATAATTTACACAACGCTTTAATTAAACTAGCTAAAGATGAATGCTAAACAAATGCGCGAAAAGCGCGGCGCTCTAGTAGAGCAAATGCAGGGAATGGTAGCGGCTGCTAAGGCAGAAGGCCGTAACCTTTCTAACGAGGAAAACGAAAAATTCGACGCAATTTCTAACGAAGTAGACGAGCTCCGCTCTGCTGCTGCTCGTATCGAGCGCTCGGAAGAACTAAAGAAAGAAATGGCTGCTAAAGCTGAGGTACGCGATAACGCACCTGCTGCTAAAGTAGAAGCTCGCGACGCGTTTAACGCTTACTTACGTAAGGGTATGAACGGTATTAATTCAGCAGAAGCTCGCGCACTCGCAGAGCTACGCGGAAGCGACACCCAAATCACAACAAACGACGGCCTCGGGGGCTTCCTTGTACCGGAAAACTGGAGCGATTTTGTAAGCGCTACGGAATTGTTCAAGTCGGACATCGAGCAAGTAGCTACAGTTATCCGCACGGCTAACGGTCAGCACTTCAACCTACCAGCTAACGACGATACAGCCGTAGTAGCTGCTATCTTAGGAGAAGGTACGGCAGAGACTGTAAGCGATATGACCTTTACTAATGTGAAGTTCGAGCCTTACACTTACTCTTCTAAAATTGTAAAAGTATCTAACCAGTTAATTAGCGATAACGCTTTTGATTTGGGTAGCTTCGTAGGCGGCCAATTAGCTAACCGTTTGAAGCGTGGTATTAACGCGCACCTTACTACTGGAGACGCTTCTAGCAAGCCGCAGGGTATTGTAACTGGATCTACTTTAGGTGTTACGGCAGCCTCAGCTACAGCGGTAACAATTAACGAGGTAATGTCTTTATTTTATCAAGTAGATGCTTCTTACCGCAACGCTCCAGGCGCTGCGTGGATGATGAATTCTGCAACCGCTAAAGCTATTAGAGTCCTAGGTTTCGGGAGCTCAAACGATTTTCCCGCCTATGTGCCGGGAATGAGCGTAGGCGAGCCGGATATGCTTTTCGGTAAGCCGGTATACATTAACGAAGATATGGACGGTATCGCTACTGGTAACAAGTCTATTATCTTTGGTGATCTTAAGCAGTACTACGTCCACGAAGCTGGCGGCGTACAGTTACTAAGACTTTCTGAGCGTTTCGCTGATGCACTTTCTACGGGCTACATCGCCTACCGCCGTGTTGACGGTAACGTATTGCAAGGTTCAGCTATTAAGCACTTAGTACAAGCGTAAGCTTAGGCAGCTAATGAAGGTTATATTTAACCAAGCAATAGCAGGGGCAGACTTCTACTACACCTCCGGGCAAGTAGTAGAGCTGCCCTCTGCAGCTGCTGCTGAGTATTTAAATGCTGGCTTCTGCGAAGTAGTAGAGGAGAAGAAAGCAGAGAAAGTAGAGAGAGCAGTAAGCAAGAAGAGCACTAAAAGAACAACCCGCAAAGCTAAGTAATGAGCTACACGATAATTACCCCAGCAACTTTAGAAGCTTTAACCGTACAAGAGGTTAAGGATTATTTGCGCGTAGACAGCGACGCAGAGGACACCCTGCTAGGGGTACTTATAAAGGCCTCTACTGAGATGGCCGAGAGTTACTTAGGTCGGTTTCTTTTAACGACCGTTATAGAAGAGTTCTACGATTTTTTCCCCGTATATAAAACGGGCGTAGATCCTTTCCGCGGAGATCGTAATATAATTTATTTAAGCAGAGGGCCAGTACAAAGCTTAGCGAGCGTTAAATACATCGACGGCAACGGCGACGAGATTACAGTAAACGCTAGCGACTACCGTACGGACTTAGTAAGTGAGCCTAGCCGCATCTTCCCGGATTACGGCTGGTACGGTACTAAGGACACGGTAAACGCTGTTATAGTTCGTTATACTTGTGGTTATACTCAAGCCTCGGACGTACCGGCAAATATAAAAATGGCTATGCTTTTAATGATTGGCGAAATGT